CTGGTGGCGCGGGCGTCACGCCCGCGGTTCCTTGAGCACAGGCGGGACGCCTGTGCTACCTCGTCCGCCGGCGCCTACGACGCTACCTTCACGTATTCATCAAACACGGCCATCTTCGCCGTCACCGAGACGGTGATGCCTTCCTCCAGCGGCTCGTTGCGCGTGGCGTTGGTGATGGACCAGTCGCCCAAGAGGCCGTGGCTGCCGGCGGCGTCGCGCGGGCCGGTCATCGGGCACAGGCGCACCTGCGAACTGTTGAGATACGCATCCATGATCGCGTCGAAGCAGTCGTCGCCGGGCTTCCAGAGCATCTCGAACTCGCAGGTGGCCTCCTTCAGCGTCGCGGCGGTGGCCCGCCAGCCGGAGTTGGCGCGTGTGGTCACGTCGGCCTCCCCGGCCTCCATCGTGAGGGTCAGGTCCTTGACGTTGGACATCTCCACCAGCGCCGAAAGCTCAGCGCCCGGATCGCCCTGGTAGAGCTTGGCGTTCATGCCGAGGATGAATGTCTGAGTAGGCATACTCGCTCCTTGTCACTTGACGGAATTCGCCCACAGTGCGGGCAATTTGGTTTTCTCCTGTTCGAATGCAGGCGACATGAATGGGCGCGCCCCATAGGTCGCTGTCACTTTCTTGCCCTTCCTGTCCTTCCGCCGCGCCCTGCCTCCATATTCCAGCAGCGGTGGCGCCTCCACTTCGCTGCGGAACGGCGTCGGGCCGATCACCACGCTTTTCCTCGCTGGGTCGTATCCGAAGAAGATCAGCCTTCGCAGATGGCCGGCGTGGCTGGACGGTGGCTGCCCCGGGTGCGATACGGCTTTCCGCTTGCGGATGCTGTGCTTGGCGGCTGTGCGGACGAATGCCCCGAACGCAGACAGCACCTTCCGCGTGGCGCGATTGACGGCGCTTGTGACCACCTTTCGGTCGAAGAACATCTGCTTGGTAACCATCCCGATCATGTCGCTCGCTAGCCTGTTAGACTGTAGACCGTTAGGCTGTTAGGCACAGCCACGGCGACGAGTCGTCCGAGTGCCGAGTGACCCCCGGTTTCGCCGTGCCTAACAGTCCAACAGCCAAAATGTCCAACAGTCTGCCTCTCATGCCGTCATCACCCGCAAAGTCACTGTCAGCACACTCGTGAACAGCCGCATCTCGCCCAGGTGCTCAGGGGCATAGATGGGCGAGTTCTCCGTCTTGACCCACATGGCGTCGCCGAAGCGGCCGGTGCAGCGGATGAACTCGGCGATCTCCTGGACCAGCCCCATCAGGGCGTCGATTTCGGCGTTGTCCCCTGAGGACAACTTCCTCTGCACGGCCAGGTCGAGTTGGATATCACTTTGGGCCAGTCCCCGCCCGGCGGTGGTCATCTCCACGGACTTCGGTACCACCGTCACGCGCAGGTCCGCCAGTTCCCGCAGGTCGAACTCCGGCCGGTAGGCCCGAACGGCGGTGAAGGATTGGCTGAACTGGTGCCCGTTCAGTGCAGCCACGACGGCCTCGGCGATTGTGATGACGGTGCTCATGTGCCCACCCCCACAAGCGGCAGTCTCGATGCGCCGCCGAAGGTCAGTTCCAGGTAAGGCGCCCCGCCATCCAGCACGAAGTGGTGTGTGGAGTCGGGGGGTGTCACGTTCGGCCGGTCGTATGTCTCTTCGATCAACCCTATGTCGAAGTCCGCCGTCGCGGCGTAACGCTCCAGCGGGATGACCGAGGCCCACAGGTTCGCCGTGCCGGTAGGCTCAAAAAGGTTCATGACCGCGCCGCCGAGAATCTCGTACTGGACGACCGTGTTGTCGAACTGGCCCGACTGCATCGTGAACGAGCATCGCATGGCCCGAATCCACTGGGGATTCTGCGCGCCTTGCGACCGGCGGATGCAGAGGCGGACCGAGGCGGGATTGGGATAGGCCGAGGTGTCGAACTTCATCGGCCCGCGCCCCACGCCGTACTCCCCGTCCCGGTACTCTCCGAAGATCGCGATGGTGTTATAGTGCACATAGCCTTCGGCGTTGCGGGCATCGTCGAAGCTCTCGCCGTCGTACAGCGGGATGTACCCGTAGAGGCTGCTGGCGACCGTCGGGTCGAGGTTGATGGCCTCCCCGGCCTGGAGGGCCTGCTCCTTGGCTTCCGCCAGGTCCAGCGTAATGGCATTTGCGCTGACGCTGCACTTGTCGGCGAACTGGGACTTCCAGTCATGGATGAACATCCCCACCGGGGCGCCAGCATCCTTGAACCGCCAGCCGTCGGCCGTGGGCTGCACGCCGGAGGTGCAGTTAACGGCGAAGCTGACCACGGCGGGCGCCTTGGCCGGGTCGAGCACCGGCCCGAAGGTCAGGCCGAACTGCCTGTCCGTGATGGCGGCCTTCAGTGCGGCGGGATCAGTCGGCCGAAGCTCAATGGATTCCTTGCCCAGGCTCACCCGGTAACTCTCCGTGGCCGGGTCGTGCTCGACAGTGACGGCCTGCTCGATTGGCATAAGCACGCCGTCCAGGTTCACCCACCGGGGCGCGGCGTACAGGCGTGTGATCCGCCCATCGGACTCGGCATAGGGACTCACCGGCTGCACGATCACTCCTCGTAGTAGACGACCGCCCCGGACACTTGCTTGGCGGCGGATAGATACAGGTTGAGCTTCTTGCCCGCGGCGGTCTTGAACCAGCAGGCCGCCGGGTCGCCGGGGGCCGGTAGGACAAAACCGCCGCTGGCGCCTAAGGACAGCGGGCCGGAAAGGGCCGTCCCGCCCGACTGAACGTCGCTGTAGATGGTCGCGGTCACCGTGTCGGCGGCCATGAGCAGCATCGCCAGCACGCAGATGCTCTTGCCGCTAACCGCGGCCACGATCTCGTTGTTCCCGGCGGCGGCAGCGTTGATGACGGCCCGCTTGATCTCCTTGCCGCAGGTGGCCACCAGCAGCCCGCCAGAGTCGGTCACTTCCACGTCTGCTGAGTTGAGCCATCGCTTGGCCATGTCATGTCTCCTCCGACTCGGCCGGGCTAGCCGCCAGCCTGGCAATGCATGGCCGGGAGATCAGCTTGTCGTGCACGCTGCGGTTGAGCTTCAGAAGATCCGAGGTCATGTTCATCAGATCGCGGATCGCCTCAGTATTGGCAGCGATGACCTTGTTGTTGGCGTCCAGGACGATCAGCAGCCGCTTGATCAGCCAGATCACCACCCCCAGCAGGACCGCCGAGAAGCCCAGGAAGCCGTACTGGACGATGGGTTGTGTGATGAGGTTGTCCATGACCGTCAGCCTTCCGAGTCAACTTGCTTCGTGTGAATCCGCAGGCTCTTGCCGCGGGCCTGGCGATAGCCATCCTTACCCAGGTCCATCACCTCGTACACCAGCACCTTGTCGCCGTCGGGCATCCGAATCCGGTCGCCCGGCTGGGGCGTGATCTGCTGGCCGCCCAGGACCAGCGCGTCGGCCGAGACGATGAAGTCCGTCGCCACAGCCTCGATGATCGCCCCGAACGAGTCGTTCACCTGATACGGCGTGCTGCCAGGCGTCGCGGCGATCTCCACCGAGTCATCGCCCCGGCAGTAGACAACCGGCCGCGACAGGTGCGCCGAGCGCATCCCGTTCAGCCAGTCAGCGGCCCAGCCGACAAGGTCTCGCACGGCCGCTCCTCACTGGCTCAGGCGGATACGGACTAGCGCGTCGGCGTCGGCTGCGGCACGGGCACACTTGCCGATCAGCTTGTTGCCGCTCGAGGTGGTGGTGGCGACCTTGTTGGTGGCGTCCCAATAGCAGTTGGCCCCGGCTGAGATCGCCGTGCTGGTGCCCGTGGCCTTGGGGAAGTCGAACACGCCGCTCACCGCCAGCGCGCCCAGCGCGTTGGCGGTAATATCCACCTTCGCTACACCAACCAGTTCGCCTTGCACCACCACATCCCCGGCCGTCACGGCTGAGGAAGGCGTGTAGTCCACGCTGTTTCCATCATGCACGAATCTTGTCGCTGCCATGATTCCGTTCTCCTGTCAGAATTAGGCTTACGCCTCGCCTTTCATCTTCACGCCGCCGCGGTAGTCCTGGAGGGCCACGCCGAAGTCGAAGTAGCCCCGGAACTGGATGCCCAGGACGTTGAAGTCCGCGTCCGCACGCTCCACCGTCGGGGTCTGCTGGCCATTGAGGAACGCCACCTCGATCACCGGCAGATCGTTGGGGTCGGCCAGCAGATACCACGCCTTGGACGAGTAGCCGCTGATGGTGGAGTTGCTCAGGTAGGCCGACTGTGCCACCGTGAACTTGCCGGCGTGGGGGTTGTTGGTGGCGTACTTGGTATTGGCCGTGGTGTCTCGCAACTCCGTCGCCTGCATCAACTGCGTGCCCCGGACCAGCAGCGCGGGCGGGACCAGCAGGACCGTGGGCACGACGCCCAAGGGACTGCCTTCGGCGTCGCGTTGCTCCAGGAAGAGCAGTTCCGCAGCCGTCAGCCCGTCGATGGACAAGGCGGTTTCCGCACCGGCGGCATAATTACCGTGGCCTGTGGTGAAGAAGGACGAGTTGGCCAGGAACGTCGTCCAGAAGACCTTGTTGAGCTTCAGCGCCCCGCCACGGCCGATCTTGCGCGGCAGGACCGTCAGAGCGCCCAAGTCGTCGTTGATCAGGTCGGTGCGGGTGATGGAGAACATCCGCCCGTAGGTCTTGGCCTGGTTGGTGAATGATTCCTCGTCCACCTGCCCGTGCTTCAGTTCGCCGGTCGGCCCGACCTCGTCGTACTCGAAGGCCCCGGTCAGCCGGTAGCTGGTGACGGCCTTGAAGTCGCGGACGCTGCGGGTGGCGGCGACTCTTTGCCATGCGTTTTCAACGCTCTCGAAGCCGGCCAGCAGGAACTTGTTGGCCACATTGGACAGGATGCCCGGCAGGCGGAACGTGCTGAACGCCGCCTGAAGTGCACCTTCCATGTCGGAGCGGAACGAGCGGCCGGAATACCCGTTGGCCCAGGCCGCCTCCAGGATGAGTTCCTGAAGGCCGATGCCGCTGCGGAAGCGTCGGCCCGCAGCCTCCAGGGTCCGCTCATCGAAGCGGGATTCCTCGGCCTTCAGCCCTCCGGTCAGGCATACCGCCGCGGCCAGCACGTCCGAATCGACCATACTGTCGCGGATGTGTGCGTCCGGCGCCTTTGGCCGCTCGGCGCGAAGCACCTCAAGCTCGGTCTTGCCTTCGTCCCAGCCTTCCTGGATAGCCTTCGCCTCGATCTCACCATGCTTTCCGGCGCACACCCTGCGGATGGACTCGATGCGCTTGGTTTCGGCGAGGGCTTTCGCGCGGATGTCAGGCACCGGATCGGCGGTTGCCGTGGCAGCAGGCCCACCGGCATCCGTGCCGGTGCTTTGAGAGGCCTGCGCCTCGACCTTGGCGGCTTCCTTGCCCTGGTCCTTGTTGTCGTTGTCAGTCTTGTCCATGATTTCGATCTCCTTGGCGGCGCCTTCCGCCGCGATGGATGCGGACGTGTTGCGGTCCGCCCCGATGAACACGAAGCTCATTTCTCCAAGCTCGGACTTGCGGGCCACGATCAGCGGCCCGGCGAAGCTGCTGCCGTTTACGTTCACGCTGCGGCCTTCCGGTACGAACTCCCGCTGAGTCACGGCAGCGCCAATACTCGCCTGCCAGCGGAAGCCACGGTCGTGCGCCTCAACGGCCTCGCGGGCCTTGGGCGACACGTCGATCACCTCGCCGCCGGCAACAAGGTTCGTGCCGACCACCTCCATGCGGTCCACCTGGCCCAGCAGGGCGTCCTGCTGGTGGCCGACGAAGACGGGGAATGACGAGCGGGACAGGTCCAGGCCCGACAGGTCCACGACGACGGGGTACGAGAACCCCGCAATCCGCATCGGCCCGCCGGTGTAGGCCAGTAGCGTGAAGCGCCGGTTGCGGGACTTGGCGCCTTCGGCGGACGTGGACGCGGCCTCGATCTGGAACGACGCGGCCAGGCGCATCTCACGCGGCTCGGGATTGTCTTTCGGGTTCGTCTGTATCATCGTCTTCCTTGACCTCCTGGGGGTCTGCCGGCGCCTGCGCGGTTGGCTCGACTGCGCTCGCCACAGGCAGCCCCAGTTCCTTCATCAGCGCGACTTCCTTGGCCCGCTGGCGAAGCTCCGTTTCCCAGTCCTTGCCTTGGCGCGCATACTCAGCGGCCAGCGTCGTGGTGTTGCTGGCCAGCCGGGTAGCCTGGGCGTTGGCCTCCTTGAGCGGGTCCACGTGCTCGTGGCCATCCCAGAACCATTGATGGGGTGCGTCACCGATGTCGCCCAGAGCGATACCGAAGACCTTGACGGCCTCGGCCAGCCAAGCGGCGAGAACTCGGTCTAGGACCACAGTCTCACAGTGGGCCTGCTCGACGCGGATACTCTTGAAGTAGGTCTGGTGATCCAGACGCCCCGAGGCGTAGTTGTAGCCCGAGCTGTTGCAGGCCGCGATGTTGTAGGGCATGTTCAGGCAGCGGGCGATCTCGTTCAGAATCTCCCGCTTGAACATGTCGTAGGTGGTCGCCGGCTGCTCGGCCTTGACCTGCGACGGCTCCCAGCCCTCCGGCGTGAAGACGGCCATGTTGGGGGAGAATTCCATCTCCGTCATGGGCTCGACTTCCGCCGCCTCGCCGCCGGCCGGGGCGTTGGTCTTCATCAGCACGGCAATGTTGGCCGCACTCTCTGCCGCGGCGATCACCGCCAGCGTGTACCGCCGAAGTTGGGCAAAGAGCGGCAGCGCCGGCAGGATGTCGGGCAAGCCACGCCGCTGGCCAGGACGGTCCGTGCGGAACCAGTGGATCATGGCAGAGGCCGGAACCTTGTCGTATTCAAGGCCTCCCGCTCCGAATGCATTTGCAGAGCCCGGGTGGCCCTTGAGGACGTGGTACTCCTTGGAATTGCCGAACTCATCGAACACGATCCCGTCGATCGCGCCGGACTTCGCCAGGGACAAATCGGGCGTGGTCACCTGGTCCGCCTCGACCAGGCGGATGTCCAGCTTGACGGGCGAATCCAGGTTGCCGTTGTTGAACAGCAGGGCGAAGGCCTCCCCGTCCTGCGCCCGGACCTGTCGCATGGTGCGGAGCTTACCGGGCAGATCAACCGCCTTGGCCCAGGCGGCAAACTCGCGTTCGATAGTCTGATTGGCTTCGTCGTTGTCGATGAGCATCTGAAGCCTCGGACCCGTGCCGGTCACGTCGTTGGCCAGCGTGAGGACGATGCCGCGGGCATAGGAGTTATTGGCCACCTCGTACCGGGCGCGGTTGCGGAGCGTGCGGCGGACTTCCGGCGAAGCGGCGGCGTCGGCCGACAGATGATCGGCGTTGGCCCAGTGCTTGCGGTTGTCGGGCGTAGTCTGCGCGGCGTCAAACCTCGCCCGCACGAGCATCAGATGCCCGGAGACCCGTGCCTTCTTTCGCTTTGACCAGGGCCACAGTCCCATGCCTACACCGTCCCCGGCGGCACGATCTTCACGCGAGTCAAGGCCTTGGCCGGGTTCCGCTGTGCGGCGTCCTTGCCGGCCAGGTACTTGTCCGCGGCGATCTGGTTCGGCAGCGGATGCTGCTTGACCTTCACGCCGTCGGCCTCGGCCGACTCCGGGCCTGCTGCGTTCTGCCGAATCGCGTTTTCGATGTCGTCCGCCATCGCTATTTCCAAGTCCGACAACCAGTCGCACGAGCCAAAAGAAAAAGGCCGCTCGGGTGTTCGGCCCCGAACGGCCTGTGTTCTATGGCTTCGCGCCGGGGATCAGCCGGTGCGCCGCGCGTCCTGGTTGTCTGCCCTGAATCTACACCATGAAAGACGTGCTACAAGCGGAATCCGCCCCCGAGACGCGGATTGTTACGCATATAGACCTCGGCCGGTGTGCGCGCAAAAGAAGGCCGGCCCCTGGGGTCCCCCTTTCAATACATCTAGTCTTCGACCTGAGCGTCAGGCCGTGCGACGGCGACGGATCAGCGCCATCCCGCCCATGGCCAGCAGCGACAGC